TCGCCCTCGCTGCCCCCGTGAACGGCTTCAGGCAAAACAGTCATAACGTCTTGCGCAATAAGTCCTGTTCTACGGTTTCCCTCGCTGTTTGTGTACAGAACTCCGTTTAGTTTAAGAACCTTGCTCAACGCGTCTTCCAGCGCAGTAATGTTGGTTTTCAAACGACTGTCGGACAAAGCAGTAATATCACCACTTGCGAGTATTTGCCCAATTACGTGGAGTGCTTGGGTGGGTGTTTCTGTACCGATTCCGGTTTTTCCGTCGTTCAAGATGGTTAGTTGAGCCACAGGCGAAGTTCCTGCATCACCCGCTTTACCCAACCGTAAAACTCCGTCTTGATGCGACAAGAACCCTACTCGGTATCCTGATGTGGTATCAGTATCAGAAAGCACCAACGCTGCTCCAGTGGTGGATGCAACAGTTACTGATCTGCCGTATCCTGAAATGAGCAGAGGAGAACTAACACCAAATCCAACGCTACCCGAGAAGTACGCAGTTGGTCCACTCATACGGAAGTGTTCCGTAAGGGTAGACGTTCCGTTTATTGGCGTATTGGTGGAAGATTGACTCAAGAAAGAGATTATACCTTCGCCTTGAGTAGCGCAAACACCAACAACAAAACTGCTCTTTGGGATAGAACCAGAAATGGTAGACGTGTACAGAGAAGACTTTGTTGCTCCCTGCACACCGTAATTGATTTGCAGGTTTGCAGTTCCGTATTGCGTTCCAATCACGTTGTACGATTCAGCACAAGTTCCACTGACTGCATCAGTGGCTGCGAATCGACTAATGATGAGAGGTCTGCCGTCAGGGGTAGCAGCCAGTGTTTCCCCGATTCTAATGTGACCTATGACATCCAGTGGAGCAATTATTCTGTTTCCTGCTGGACCGTTAGCCCAGTTGCTCCAACCACTGCCTACTCCAACGTATCCTGCTATACCTTTACTGTTGGCAAAGGACGCACTTCCCGCAGCAATTCTCATGGACTCAGTGCCTTGAATTGCTCCGTTGTAACGAGAAATCACCAAGTCACCACTAACACCGTCTCTAAGATCCGTTACAAGTATTCTTCCCACATCAACAGAAGCACCCTGAACTGTAACTACACCACCAAGCACGCCTCTGTCTGCGTACAGGTATCCGGCTCGTGCACCTGTTGCCAAAAACACTGCCTTTGAAACCTGTTGCGAAACCGTTGGAGGACTGGTCTGAAAGGACGAAACACTGCTTTCCAGTGAAGTAGAGTGATTTGCTGGATACGAGGCAGGAATAGTTCCTGCGCAATTTATAGCCAACCAATACACATTTCCAGGTGTAAGTGCTGTGCTGTACGTGTACGTGATGCCGTCAAAGAAACCGTCAACCAAAACATCAAAATTTTGGTACACCAAGTTGTTTACGTTGTTGCCCGTTGCACCACCAACAGCAACAACCATACCAGCAACTTCTGCCTCGGCAGCGGTATTTGCCTGTGCTTTAACGAAAATACCAGTTGGGTGATACTGTTCTGCTGTGTTTCCATTGTTTGTAGCGTTTGTAAAATACCGTAACGTCACCCCCGCAGGATGCGCTTTGAATCGAACAAAGTCTCCAATGTTGAATCGGTTCAACTGGTTGAATCGGGTAGTAATAGAAGACGCATTTGAAATTTGCACAGGCGTAGCAAGTTCACCACCAGTGAACGGTAAAACCATTGCAGATTTCACACCTGTTGCAATCATTAGTGCCTTCTGCACCTGACCGCCAGCAAGAGGCTGTACACTGGTTATTTTTCCTGGATTGTATGGACTCAAATAGTAAACCGATCCCTCTACTAGTTGTCCGCCAGAGTCTTCCAAAACAGATCCAAAATTACCGAATATCTCTCCAACAAAAGTCAATTCAAATTCGGTTGCCGATATGATGTCGGATACGATACCGATCACTTCTGAGTTTGATGAGTTGTCTGCTTCAGCAGCAACATACTTGTTTGCACTACCTGCATCGTAACGAACAGGTGTTCCAAACTGGAACAAGTGTGCTCCCGATGTCTTTACTGTTTTTCTATTGACACCGTTTTCTATCTTGACAAAGGGTCGTTCGCCGTATGTGGTTCCATTCAAAACTTCCATGAAAGCAGTAGAACCTGCGAGGCTGTAACGAGAAAACTCGATTACACGATTGGCTTCTGCCGAATCTGTAAGAGTTCGCACCTGAAAACCGTGTTCTGTTGTTGCACCACCGTCCACGCGAATACCGCTACCGTGCACTGGCAACAAACCGTTTCCGCTTGGAACTATTCCGTGCGTTGATCCACTAAATCCTATGTGGGCGTTTGATCTCCACAGCCCCGTAAATCCGTGAATCTGATTTGCAAGCCAAACCCATTCCGCGGTTCCACCTGTTCCTCTGTACAGAAAAACACCACCACCACCAGCAGTATTAATTGCTGTGTCGTTTGCAGCAGAACTAGCACCCAAAACAATACTGTAGTCATCAATAGTGACTGTGTTTGCGTTTACGGTAAAAGTATTGGCATTGAATGTAACATCGCCATCAAAGGTAACACCGTTTGTAAAGCGAATTGACCCCTGAAAGGTGTGACCATATTGAATATTGTCCGACAGTCTGAATGTAAATGTTCCACTCGGAGAGTCCAATACGGTGAGTTCGTCTCCACTAACACCTTTATATGACTGAAGTTTATTCAGTTTATAGACAGAGAGATTGGTAATATCTCTCCAAGTATTGAAAGTATCCCCTAGTTCAACTTCAGGAATTTGGTAGGTGTTTGAGTCTGGTCCGGTGTTAATTGCCATTTTCAGTTACTCTTATTTTGAATTAGTAGGTCGCGCAGTGCCTGCAATTGTTCTTTCAGAGTATCTATCTCTGTCTTCATCACGTTTATTTCAACCGCAGTTTCTTTGCCTTTTAAAAACTGCTCGACCGCTGCCTGATCGTGAAGAATCAGACTTCCTGTCGAGTTGTCTCGTTTATACGATCTGCTGCTCATGGGTTAATGAAACTAACACTTCTTACACTACGAACTGCTGGAGTTTGGTAGTAAGTAGGTGTGGAAGAGGACGAAGACAATTCCAAACGAACTTGATAAATCTTGAATGTCGGAGACACAGGAGCAGTAGTTCTGAACACCATCTCTCTGTAGTCAATTTCACTGGTGCTGGTAAATGGTGTGGAAACCTGAGTGAGGGGTTGCCAAGTTTTCCCAAAGATGTTCGTTTCTCCCACAGAAGCAACTCTGTAGTACGCCTTGACGCTTGATCCGCTTGGAATATTTGCATTAACAAACACTGCTATTCCATCAGAAGCAATGTTTTCAGGCAATTCTACGGCTCTACTAACGTAGTTCGATGCTCCAAGACCTCCATACATCTGTACCGACGTACCGTACTGAGCCTGAATGTCAACCAGTGGAGAAACGGTATTAGCCACGCCTCTCTTCAAATTGTAAGTAACACTGGGATTTGCTCCAAACAGAGTTTGCATATACACAGATTCGTTGTTTCCAAACAACACACTGCCTCCCACAGAAGACTGCAATGTTCTGGATACAGAACAGTCAGTGGGAACAACTTCCGGTGCGTAAATCTTGATTACTTGACGATTCTGACAGTTAAGCAAATTACTATACTGAATGGTTCCGGTTGATGCCGAAAACGCACACCGAGAAACCTTGAACATAAGATCGGTGTTGTTGTCCTGTACGATTGTAGATGATCCTTGAGGCGTGAACAGGGTTCCAACCAACTGATTGTTTCCTGCTCTGCCTGATTGGTCAAAACTATTGGCACTCACATCTGCTGCAAATAGTTCGTACTCACTGCTATTTGTTGTTATACAGATGGCGTACTCTCCTGGTTGCAAATACACAGGAGTGCTGAACTTAAACTGCGTTTCTACTGGTTGTGACTTGCTTATGGAAATTTCCGAAGGCATCTTGACAACCGTGCTGAACGGCATAATCACTGATGGCGACGGGTATCCAGACACAGTAGGTCGTATGTCTACAGTAACAGGAAGAATTGTGTCTTTGCCGTAGAAATACAGAGAAACACTGTCTAAGAAAATTCCTTCGGGATTGGTTACCTTGTCAACAAAGAAAGTTTGAGACAGTGGCTCTGTGGGATTACTGTTAGCCAAAGAGTCTTGACTCTTGTTGAAGGGATCTTTAGAAATCGTTTCGCTGTTTACTGTTCTTCTGCGAAGAGTCGGAGGTCGTGTAGAATACGATCCAGAGTCTTGTTGCAGAAGTGCGCCAGAGCAGTAAATGTTTTCTTCTGCGCTCACTGTGCAGTTCTCAACAGTACTGCTATCGCTAATCCGAACAGATTTGGTGCCAGCCAAGAACGTAGACGACGGAATAGTAAACGATGTTTCGCACGTTCCGTTTTCGTTCGTGGTCAGATTTGTCACCAGTCTTATATCATCAACATACAGTGCCAGCCCACTGCTCGAATTCATGTTGGGCTTCAACCCAAAAGCCGTAACCCCGACAGTTGTTGTTGGGAAATACGGAACAACACTATTGTCAACAATTCTTGACCCAACCTTACGCCGAATTCTATTGCGAAGATTGCGAGAACGAATGTAGTTACTGTTCTTCTGATTGACAGAAAGAACCCCACGATTAACTCCCGACCTGACATTTCCAGAGTTAACAGACGGGATAGACGACTGCGAATCTACCCGAGGAGTTTCCAGTATCTGCTTTTGAATGTCATCCTGTTCTTCTTCTACCTCCTCAATACCAGTCCAAATGCTTTCCCAATCATTCCATTGTGTTCCGAACCCGCGAGAGTTTCCTGCGTTTGAACCAACCCAGTTGTCGTTTTCCAACAACGAATTGGTCTTGACCACAGCACGGTATCCGGTATCAAAATACGGGAAAATTTGACGACTAAGATTGAGTGTGCCTAGCCAGTTAACCGCGTTTGACGGATTTGGCTTGACTCTCTTCGTGAATTGAATGTTTGAAATGTAATCAGCGGCAGAGTAAGTCAACCCAACAACCCCGTCATTGCTGACAAAAGTGTTGGTTGTAACTCTAGTAACCCCGCTGTCGGTGTAAGACACTCGACTGTTTGTAAAATACGGTCGCAACTCTCCGCGCTCAAAGTCTACAGAACAAACGTGATCCGATGACGAAACATCAGATGTAGAGTGACCGTAGAATTCATCGGAGAAAATAGATGTCTTGAGTGGTTCATTTGCTGAAGCGGAAGTCTTCAACGAGCGAGCGTCGATTTCAGATTCAGAAATTGACAGTTTGGCAAAAACCTCAACATCATCAATTCTCTTTTCCAGTTTCCCAATATCAGCCATAGTGTATCGCTGATTATTTGCGGGAGTAAACACAATGTCCTCTGGATTGTGCGTGTATGCAGGCACAGTCACTGTTGCCAAAACCAAACCGTCTAGCGGATCGGGTGGTGCAATAGGAGCAAGATCAGGAACACCAGTAACCACGAAAAACAGAGCAGAACCGTCAGCAGGATCTGGTTTGAGACACAGTTTGTCTATTCTTGGCAAGAAGTGATTATACGAAACTGCTGTACCAGACTCTGTAATGGACGAGAATTCGTACCCGCCATACGGCTTGAGCATGGCAGATTCTGCTGTTAGTCCTGTGCGCCTAAAGTCCAAACAATTAGCCAAAGAAACCGTTTTTCCGGTTCTAGGATTCGTGAACAGCGGAATGTTTTCGTAAGTTATGCCTGGGTATGATTTTTTGCCAATAAATGGTCCCGCAGTTAGTCCCTTGTGCTCAAAGTACGAGTAGTTAACCACAAACGACACGGGAGAACTGGTGTATCGAGCAAGACCTTCTGCCGTCTTCTTGATGTACAGTCTGGAGTTTTCATAGTGACTTTCTCTCTGCCCGTCATCCAATTCAAAGTCATCAGTGATATCGGTGTTTCCTGGTGTTATCAAAACAGAAGAAACCGAGAAAACGTCAACACGAGGCAACTCAAAGTAAAATCTTCCCACATCGTCGGTTCTTTTGGCAGTAGAAACTGCTATGGCTGGTGTGGTAGCGGTTTGCGCTGTTTTGTATCTGAAACTTGCAGGAGGATTTTCGGTCAGGACGGGAGTGTATTTTACCGGAACAACAAGCCGAACATTGATGTTCGTTGCTCCAGCAGTGAATCCACGCAGATTGGGGGAGTTTGGAACTTGTAGTCTGATAGTGCTGCCAGCCGCTCCTCCATTGCTGAGAGTAACACCCGGTGCGGCTGTGGGTGTAAACGCCTGACCAGCCAGAACTGGATCCATAGACACTATTTCAATCTGATCAAGCACACCTTGATTGGTTGGTGAACCGTTCAAGTAGTCTATGAAAGAAACAGAAGTTGCAGTGGCAGCATTCGGAATAGATTGGGTCAGATTAGAGCGAGTAACTTCATACTGTACCACGTTTCCTGTCATGGTAGGAAGAATATTGTTTGTCACTAGTTTACTGTACATGGTCAACTGGGTTACGTCATTAATGGCATATCCAGGTTCAATAGTATACACCAAAGACTGATTCTCTACACCAGTCAAACTTCCAAGCAAAGAACCCGAAACTGGACCAAAGAATGCTAGTGTCTTTCCTGACGTACTAGCAGAGCCTGATGTGTGACCGTAGATGAATCCAGACCCAGCATTAGAAACATTTCCACTAACACCGTACAGATAAGCCCGCGCAAGGTAACCTGTGCTGCCCTGAGCGCGATCAATGTACGGAACCAGTCCGTGAAGGAAACCAGTTGCAACAACAGATCCTGGAGACGCAGGATTGGATCCTGCTCTAAACACAACCAACGAAGAACCAGCACCAATACTGACCAAGTTGTTTGCGTAAGTCACACCAAAATTGTTAGCATTTCCGACCGAGATCCCCAAGTAATTTCCAATAAGGTAACTGAAGGTGTTGCTTTCAGTTTTGATGTGATTGGGATCACTGCTTGTGTGTGCGCGAGTAATTCCTATTGTTTGAGGATATCGCGTTTCAAGTTCGTAGCCTAAAACGTAAGCCTTTCCCGGACCCATCTGCAAATCAAACTTCGTTGTGTTGCTTGCATTTCTCCTAACCGTTGTTTCAAACGGAGAAACCACATACGAACCGGATTCATCGTACGTTCTACGAGCCAAAACATTCTGTATCTCTCCGTATGTGATCTTTTCTACTTTACGGGTAATCTTGCCCGATTCAATACGGATGAGTTCGATGAAGTCTTGTGGAGTTGTCGTGACATCCGATTGATCCAATTCAAACACTATCTTGTAACGATCCGCACCAGGAGCGTTATAGTTGTATGAACCGATAGACGGATCTCTCAGGGTGGAGTCCTCTTGCTCTGTGATCGCATCACGAGTTATAGAGAAACCTATCTTCTTTGTCAGAAGTGAAAACTCAGTTCCGAAAGTCAAATCTCTATAAGAAGTTGTTCCGCTTACTACTCTATACGGAGAGAATGTAAGCATAGGGTTTCTGGCAAAGAACCCGTCGATATAAAAAATTCCTTCATCAACGGTAACTAATTTACAAACCCCAGTTGTTGCGTAGGTAGCCGTTGCGGGAGACACATTCGCAAACGCCACTTGCTCGTCTTTAACAAAATTGAAACTCGGAGGAACACTTGATCCCGATATAAGATCGTACACCAAAATAAGTTTTTCGTCCGAACCAGCATCCGGAGCAATGTAATGGACAACTTTTGCTCGGAAGTCCGTGCTGCCAACGCTGACCAAATATCCACCCAAGAACTGCTCGTAGTCTGTGACACCAAATACAGATGTACCAACATCATCAAGAGTAATCATAACGTAGTTTGCATTTCTAACTGTAATGCCACCACCAACGATACGAGAACCGTCTTTGAACAGGTGGTCCCCAATTTTTGAAATTTGACTCTGAAGAATCGTTTGTAGTTGCGTTAACTCACGCGCTTGCACAGCGTAACCTGGCTTGAAAAGAACTCGCAAAAAGCCCTTTTCGGAGTCAAAGTCATCGTAGTACGGGTTTATGTTAAAGATTGTTTGGTCGTATGCCATGTCTTCCTCTTAGAAGCCCAAACGCACTCTGAACTCTTCTTTTTGTCCAATTGTTCTCTGTATTGGGCGAACATTGTTTATGTATAGAATCTCCCCAGAGGTAGGAAGAATTTCTGGTGGATCTACCGACGATACCACATATTGTCCAAGAGTCGTTCCAGTCACGCCGTATGCCTCTGACGCTCTAGTACCGAACACTCCCTTGAACTGTCCTGTGACATTCGTGAGATACAAGAACCCACAAGAAGGATTAACTAGTTCCCAGTGATAAACTGTTCCGTAAGCGTAATCTCTATTTGTTCCTGTTGTGCCCTGAACAACCAAATCGCCTTCAGAGAACGAATTTCTGGTCAATGCAGCAGAAGTAATGTCAAGACCACCCGTGTGACCACTCACGCTAGTGGATACAGTGAGTTTGTGGAGTCCTCGATAAGACGGAGTTCTGTCGGTGTCAAAGTAAGCACTGCCGACATCCACCACTCTGAAGAAGTTTTTGCTGAATACATCTCCGAAATTATAGACAGTGGGTGTTCCTGGATTGGCGTTTATGACCCAAACGTACTCTCCGTAAGCGGGGTAAATACGTACAATCGAAGCAGTCTTTCCGCTTGACTGACCGATCAAGTCCGTAGACCCAGCAACAAATCCGTAATCGCTTTGCAGTTCCACGGAAACAGTGAGTCCTATTACATTCACTACGGAACCACTAGAGGTGATATCGAATCCGTACGACACACCCGCACCTTGAGTAAAGTCTGTTCCTGCTGGAATAATCTGTTTGACTATTTCTCCAGGGAAGAATTCTACTGGTTGATCTATACGAAGTCTGAAGCGGTTCTTGCGATCCTGATAGGTGAAAAAATCACTGGAACTGTTTTGTGTTTTTAGCAGAATAGGTTCTTCTCTAGATTTTATAGACACAACCTTTGCCGAAGAAGAACTCTCTGCTCCCACTATGACGTTCGCGTAGTCTCCGTTGAATATACTGTCCACCAAAGAAATTATTCCGCTTTCTTCTTCTCCTTGCAGACTAATGTCTCTGAAGAACGGAGCCTCAGAACCAGCCAGTCGTTTACTGCCATCAGACAAAACAGGATTCTTAATTATCCCAAACTGACGATACGCTCCACCGCCAACAAATTTTTCAGAATCAAACTCGTTGATCTCAACCACCACGATCACGTCTTTCACATTCAACTCATTCAATATGTTAGATCCGTGACCTCCCTTTGGAGACAGAACTGGTGTTATGGTGGGATGGACTGTAGTGGCAGTTTTGCTGCTGACTACTGTGCATTCAATTTTAGAGTAGTCCTTGCCTTTGCCCACTAAATTGAACGCTGTTATTTGTTTGCTGTTGTTCGTACTCACAAAACCGTATGCGCCTTTGCCGTTTCCCGTGAACTTTACGTGAGGCAGTATTTCTACCGATGTAATAAATCCACCGTTTGAAGCCTCGACATAAAACGGTATGACATCGTTTTCAAGAACTATGGTTAATGTGTTTGTTCCTATACCGCTTACACTCTTTATTATTCCGTAGTTATTCACTGTTGCTGGATTGCGCTCACACTTTTCAACTCGGACAACGTATCCAACGTATTCGTTTGATGTGCCTGTAAACTTGGCAATGGAAGGGGGGTCTGTTACTGTTAGAGTGTTGGTTACTCTGTCGTAAAAACTAATATCTATCACCGCAGCACCACTACTAGCGGTTCTAGCAATTGTTTTTGAGTACACACCCCAAGACACACCAGTTCCAAAGTTAGATACCTCTACTCGGGTCAAGGAACCCGCTACAGAGGTGAGTTGGGCGTTGTACTGATTTGTGGTTTCGGTATCTGTGCTCAGAGTTGCGTAATTGATGGGCAAGTAATCCGTCAACTCGTAAGGAAGATCCCCCTCTCTCACAGTAGCAAGGTATTTCCACGTGTATCCATCCGAGCCAGTGAATTGTTCAGTGAAAGTCTGTGTTGGCTTTACTGTAGAAGTCCCGCTTCCTGATTTCAAGCACTTGTAGACATTGTTGTCATCCGTAACCACATAAAACTGTTTAGGGTCATCTGCATCGAAAAGTTCAACAGTGTCTTTATATTCATCGTAAATGGTTCCGCTCTGCCATGTATATCTTGGTAGAGCAAAGAGTATTTTTTCTGGAGACAGTTTCTTGTACGCAATGATGTTGTTCATCACATCGTATTCAGACGAATCCGTATCCGAGTACACCGGAGGAGACGTATCGTTCGTCCAAGGAGTGCTTTTGGCTACGAAAAAGAAGTACTGATTCTCGTTTCGTTCCAGTTCCTTGAGAAAACTTTCAGCGTACGAGCGTTCAAGTGATGCTTTGATGTAACTAGCCATTTATACCCCTTTACAGTCCTACGTTCGTGTATGTATCGTTGTTCAACACAGTTCCGTCTGACAGAACCGTACCCGATGAGTTGTATATTGAATCCGGAAGAGCAAAGAATCTGAGCAGTGGTATGCCAGAAAATTCTGAACCAAAAGGTATAGTCGATAGATTCTTGTTGTTGGGATGGTTTTCTATGTCCCAGTATGTGATCCCATGAGCGAATGCGCTTGGGTGACTTAGTCTAAACGCATCAGGCATTTTAGTCTCCAAAAGAGTGGCGTACTTACGAGTCAAGTACGCATACACACCCTGTCGCTCGGTTTCACTTAGTTTTCTATCGTAGACTATCACCTCGTAGATAACCCCCTCAAACCCGTAAGACGCATTAGTTAGAGCAGCGTTTACCCATGCCTGAGAACCAAAAACCAAACTAGAATCAGCCGAAAGTGTTGATCTTAATAGAGATCCAAATCTACCAATACTCATGGTTACACCCGAAACAGGAAACGGAGACTCTGATGCGTTTCCAACAGCATTTGCCACGTACCGTCCGGTTGAACGGGAGAAATTGGTTGCCCTGTCCCCGTTTACCCACGCGTAAATCGTGCCGTCTGTGTCTCGTGCAGCCTCGGCAATTACCACTCCACTACAAACTCCCGAAACGTGCGGGTCGTATGCTATGGTCTTGCACTCCGCGTCACTGTTACCCAAAAATCCTCCACGTGGGCGGAAACCAAATAGTCCTGTTGCGCTAGCCAAACCAGCCGCGCTTGGATACCTAAACACTCCGCCTTGTACAGAATAGTATACAGAAGTCTGATACGCTGGCGTGCGGTCTATGTTGTTCCATGATTTTGCGTACGCAACCCCATCACTAAACGCAAGACTGTGCCCTTCTTGCCGAGTAAATCGGTAAGAACTACAGATCATAACACCTCGGTCATATGCGTCGCTTGATGTTTGGTACACAACAAACATATCCATGTCTTTGTTGGTGTTTGTGACTATTGGTTTGGTGAGGTTGAAATGCCTGCCCGTCAATAGTTTTTCTCCGGTGAATCCAGCATAAAATGTTATGCCCTTTACACCAAGAGTTTTACCGTCAGATCCTGAACCGACCCATGTGCTTTCGGCACTGTACAACACACCACCATTGAACGATATGCCAGTGGCTCCTGTTATGCCCAAATGCTTGAACGCAATTTTGGGGCGTAAAGAATCAATCGTGACACCAGCGTAAACACTAGTAGTCACACCTGCACTAACCGTACCAAACACAGGCGTTACTCGTTTGCCGTTGTACGACAATTCTTTGATTGTTACGCTGGTTCCTGCGTTTGCAGCATCTCCGCCTGCCAAGAAATACGACGAGTCAAAGTAATAGGTCTTTCCGTATCCAACATACCCTCGTCTTGCCTCCCTCCCGTCCACACGGAAAATGATATTCGGTTCCACGTACTCCAATTCAAACACCGTGTTGTCAAACGCTGTCAAAACAGTGGTTCCCGTAACCAAGTCTGTCTGACTATCAATCATGTTGTTGTTTTTTCCAGGAATTTTGAATCCCGAGAGAATTCTTCTTTTTGTTTCAGTCGAACTACCATACGGACCATACGAGTACAGGTAGTTGTCTATGTCATCATCACCCACCGCAGTAGGATTTTCAGACAAGCCCACGATACACAGTCTGCCGGTTTTCCACCCTCCACACGCACCGTTAAACACAACTGCCAGTTTGGTTACTGGTGTGGTGTTGTCGGAAACGTGTCGTCCCCAAGAAGTAGCCGTGTTAGCAGTGTGGTTTATTTGCGCAACGTCATTCCAAAAATCCCATGTTGGTGGTATTGCGTCATTTTTGTTTGGAGATGCGTCTCTCCACACATCCATGCACGCGCCGGAAACAAAAGCACCACACACACCAATGTTCTCCGGCTTCAACCACAGCACCAGTCCAGAAAACTGGTCAGGTGCAGAACGCTGCTCATTGCCTCGCGTCCAAGCAGTCAGCCCTCCTAGTGGTGCGCCAATAGGATTGTGTGCAGTCAACCCAAACTCGTCCATCACGGTGTACGTGTACCCCATTCCTGAATTAAAGAACAGTGAACCAACGGACGCAGAATTGCCATTGGGTCCAATTTCAGTACTCACACCAATATACGGGTTGTATCCGTTTGGATAAAAATCTCCAGCCGATCCACACCAACCACCCGCAGGCAGGGACGCACCCGGAGGAGTGGTTTTGTACGGGTGACCCTGCGGCAGGTTGCCGTCCAGGTTGTACTTGTGTGCAAGGTAGCCTTCAACCTTTTGGCGGTCGCCGTCTGACAGTGCGCCTTCGTACGCGAGAATTTCGGCAATCTCTCCGTCGAATGCTCCAGTAAGAGTATTAGAATTTTGTTGCCCAACTTGAAAATTATAAATGGAATGAGTGTTTGGGTCGATACCTGCGGTTGCTGCCGTGCCCAAACAAATTCCGTCTAAAAACAGCGACATTGCCCCTGAATTGCCCGCACCAACAGCCAAAGTATGAGAAATAAGTTTCCACTCTCCAGTTTTACCAATACTCCCAATAATACTTTTAATATCAGTTCCTGATTTAAAACTAAATGCTGCAATTTTAGGAACGGTGATATCGGCACCAGTTAATCCAAATATAATTCCACGATACGCTCCACGGTCACCAAGCAGCATATTACCTGTGGTGTTGTTGCCGAAACCGTTGATTTGTGTCAGGCGACCAGGCTTGGCAACAGCAAAATACGAAGCAGCAAGAGAAAGCCCCAATGCACCAATTGTTGGACCACTGAATCCCAAACTAACCAGTGCGCTTCCGTAAGCAGGACCAATAAAGTTGTACTGCACGGGACGAATACGAACGGTGGGATGGGTATTCAGTGACTCTCGTTGGAAATTGGGAGTAAGCCAAACATTGGAGTTTGGATACGCTAGAGGGTGAGAAAAGGTGTGTCCGCCAACAACACTACTCCAGTGCCGCACACCAAATATGTCTTCGCGGTCAGCACTTCTCCCACCGGGGGCAGAGCCGATGCTAAACGCGTTAGGCAACACTCCCCATCCTGCGGTGATTCCACTGCTGGTGTTGCCTGCAATGTTGTACCCACTCAACCACACCTGAAGAGTCGCGCCCTTTACTTGGTTGGGCAAGAAGTACCCGCCGCGCAGGTCATTGAATGTGCGAAGTGCGTAGGGGGTGTATCGACCTATCACTGGAGTTTCAAAAGTGATTTGTTGAGCAGATGAAGTTACAGTATTATCAATGCTCTTTTTTATTGATATGGAATTGAACATCCGAGTCCCAGCAGGGTGAACCAGATGCTTCAATACCTCATGGCAAACATCGAATGAAACTTCGCTCTTCAATTCGTACGAAAAGTCTTGGTAATAGTGTCCGTCCTGAATTCGCTTGTTGCTTGAAATTTTGCCGTTGTTTCCTAGGAAATATCCAGGATACTCAGTCACTGCACTACGAAGTGCTTTCACTATTGCAGTCTGAACACCTGTTTCAGAAACAATGCTCACAACAACATCCGTGGGGTAGTTTATGCCCGAATTGATAATGCCTATGCGTTTAATGCCTCCGGCAAGACCAACCTGTTCTACCTTTGCCGAGAATCCACTTCCCGTAGTCGTGGTAACCGCAATAATATCCCCAACCTTATAACCGGAACCAGAAAGTTCAATATTAAATCCACCCAGCACACTGTAAGTCTTTTCGGTGTACTCTTCAGTGTCTTTCCTAAAGACTATGTTTTCGTTGGGTAAGAAATCTCCGTTTATGTTGCTCAAGAAAAATTCAGTAACAGGAAATCCGCCAAAGGAATACTGAACAACTGACTCCACTGTAGCAGATGCGATAAGACCGCCCGATCCATTGTATTGGAGTGCTTCTCCGTTCTTCATTGAGAACAAGTTGGATGTGTTCGTACTTGTTGTTTTTACAGATCGAGGCTCAATCCATCTACCGTCTGAAACTTTTAGTATGTCATTCTTTGGAAGGTAGATTTCCAAATCACTGTCGTACAAAACTCTGAACAAAAACTTGAAAGAGTTTTCTGTTCCCTTGTTGCCATAGAAATCTCGTATTTTCTTGAGGAGAGTTTTTTTGTTTGGTTTGTTTCCTAGTGTGTTCGTAGCAAAAAGTTCAGGAAATGCAGAAAGGTATGTGTTCTTGAAGTGAGAATAGAACTCGTCCACGTTACGGTCAACATCGGAAACCGTGTCCAATTTTCCCATCACATATCCAGGATTTCCCTGTGTGTCCAACCATTCGTAGTAAGCCTTGACAAAAGAAACAATCTTGCGGTAGTCGGTTCGCATGAATTTAGGAAACTGCTCCTCAATGAAAGGAGCAATCACGTCTTCTAATTCTTCATCACTCGTATTGAGTATGATTTGCTTAATGTCCGCCATTGTTTCCTCTCAAAGATTGCTTCCTTGTTTCTTGTGTGATAAGGGAAACTTTCACAGAATCAGAGTAAGCCCGACTAACTCTCAGAATGTTGTTTTCAAAAACGAAGATGTCTTTGTTTGACGGTTGAGCAGTAACCACGAAGAATATGTTTTGACTGATTGGCTTGAAATTAGTGTTGAACCGTACAGAACCAGTTTCGTAGTCAACAGTGCCTATTCCTCTAAGAACTACTCTAACGTCTCCATTACTCTCTAGTACTACTAAATTAAGAGTGCCGTTACCGTCATCTTCCACAGTCACAGACTCGTAAACTGAACCGTCATCACCAATGTGGGAAAAAGCCGATGAGGAAATCACAGACGAGTGACCGTCGTGTGGATGGTATAGAGGATTTTTGAACTCTATACTCACACCCTTGCTCTCCACTAGTTTAGACAAATTCACCGATTTGCGAAGCATGATGCTTGTTTGGTTGCTGAGTATCGAGTCATCCAAAGCGTTTATACCCTGAGACACCTTGGATAAGTACAGATTAGACCCAAACCTCTCCATTACCGTAGAAGAGTAATTGAAGATGTATGAAACAATCAAAGCCTTGATTGTTCCTGGTGTCAGAGTAGTAATAGAAGGATCGTAGGTGATGAGCGAATCAAACACCACTTCGATGTAATCAGGATCTACTATCTCGGGAGTGACTGTTACAACAGAAGCGTTTCTCCGAAGAGTAGTCACCAAACTTTTCTTTTCTTCCGTGGTAAGTGCTAATCCAGTTTTCGGCTTTATTGCTATGAACACCTTTCCGTATTGAGGCGGTGTCACACTCTCTCCTCCGTAAACAACAACGGAATCGGTGTTTGGATACTCTTTGAAAACTTTAGCCGTGTAATCGTCTTCTGTTACAGCCCTAGACTGAGACTGATAGTATTTTGGTGCTAGAAACTTGATTCTGCTTATGGTTTCAGGAGCAGCACCACCAGACGAAGCAGACACAGTACTAACGGTTCCTAAACCAGACACCTGACAAGTGAAAGTACTAATGCCATTTGCTATTTCCCCGTTTGTTTCCATGTACTCTATCGTTACTAGGCTTCCGTCAGCAGGCTTCGATCCCAAGAAGCCGTCACCAAAGAACAGTTCATAAATTCCGCTGCCCTTCTCTTGCAAGAAGAATACTTTAGAAGTTGGCGTAAGGTCAATGTAAGACGTGCTGTAGGTCCACACATCAGTAGAGCCAGTGGTGTCTGTTGGAGAAACCTGAACTCGAACTTTGAGCGTAGACACATCTGCTTTGTCGTTAGGAATCGTTAAGAGATATCCGTTCTTTCTTGTTGTGTCGTAGATATAACTGACTCTCCGCAAGGATCCTTCGTGGATAGACACGTTTTGGAATTCCTCATCTGCTCCGTTAGCGTATACCGTGTCCAACAAAACGAACCGATACTGCAATCCGTCCCCGTCAGTGCCCACAAACTCCGTTCCTCTCGACAAGTAAGTGTTGTCGCTTGCTGCTGGAGCAGGAATGTCAACTATGGCTTTAGACGCTCTGATAGAAGAAGGAACGTATCCCAAAGCCTTTGCGTGAGAAACCACAGACTGTCTAAGAGACGCAGTGTCTAGGAACGATTCATTGGCGACCATGTTGGCGTAAAACGCTTGGTAATGTGTGTTGTACGCCAAAACATCGAGAATCGTATTGAGTACAGATCCATCAAAGTTGTAGTCTTTGAGGGTTGATTGAGATGTCAAAAACTGCTTCAGAGAAGTTTTAGCCTCCTGAAAGTCCAGTCCAAGCAGATTGAAACTATCTCCTTTGGTAGCCATTACCGTATCCTTTCAAGAGTTACATTTACTGTTTGTGTCTCTTTGACTTCTGCTATTCCGTATTCCACATTCACAATGTAACTGTTTCCATCTGAGTCAGAACTCACGTCCACCAAAAGAGTTCCTATGCGAGGTTCGTGTTTACGAATAGTTTCTATCACCCTGTCTCTAATTTCCATAGCGGTAATCTCGTCAATCGGCTCAAAAAGAAGATTTCGTAGAGAGCACCCCAATCTTGGTTGAAACAGCCTCTCGCCAAAAGAAGTGCTCAATAGATTTCTAATGGATTGTTTCACAGAAGCCATGTTGCTCACCGTTAACAAGTCTCCAGTTTTGGGATTTTTCGTGAAAAGAATATCCACATCGGAGTACGACGGAACTTTGCTGTCTGTGTTGATCAGACGAACTGCCATCTGTCATTTCTCCTGCTGCGCAGTAAGGTGCGCGTTTATGGTTCTGCTGTTGCTCTCTATGACCTGTTCCACCGAGTGTTCCGAAATGCCGTCCTTCTCAATTTCATCCAAACCTTCTCGGGAACACCAAT